AGCCTAAATTAATAGACTTCCCCTGCAGGCAACACGAAGACCGCTTGACTTTTTAGTCAGGTGGTCTTTTTTTTTGGACAGAACGATAAAGGTTTCTATCACCCCATCGTTTCTGCCAAAACCAGTTACTCAATGAGCTAGCCCAACCCTCTAGTTTATTCATTACAGGATTGTGCCAAAAGCAATATCTAAACTTTTTGTATAAGTTCTTTAATATCATCTTGTAATTTTCTCCCAACAGCATTTGCATGATTGATTACCGCAGCACATAAATTTCCATGATAAGGATATCCTTTTAGTGCTTCTCTTATTTTAGCTACAGGTTTTCCACCATAATCAATTACGATAGCATTATCTTTATTTAAACCTATCTTTAATTCAAATAATATACCAGTGTATTTATCTATATTATTTTTTGATGACATTGGTATCACCTCCATTATGCGGTGTTAATGCAGATAATGAGTTCATAAGTTTAACAACTTCAGCATAAGGCCTAGTCATTAAATATCTCATGATATCCATAAGTTGTTCAGAACTTATTAAGTAAGTTCTAGGGGTAGCGTCTTGTTTTATTTGTTGTTTTCCTTTCTCCATCTATCCTCCTATATTAAAATGGTACAGAATCGTATTCAAAATGTTTTTCTAACATTCTAATATTCTCTTCTGCATTTGCAATTTTAGTTATTAATTTATCTAGTTCTTCTATGTGTTGTGGGTGCTCACCTATACCTGCAGAATTTTCTAGGTATATTAAAGCAGTTGCTCTAGCACTAGCAATATCAGCCTCATACTTTCTAGCTAATGCTTTTATTAATTGTGTTCTAATCATTCGGACCCCCTAAATGCGTAGTATTTATCTTCAATTAAATCTTCATCTAATAAGTATGGATTATCTCTACCCTTCTTATTAAACTCTAATCTCAGATCTCTTATAGTTTGATTTAATGTTCGACCTTTATTTAAACATCCACAAACCATATCATCTACTTCTATTAGTGCTTGTTTTATTGCCCCCATTATTTAACCTCCTTAATTAACCTGCTTAAATACCACTCTGCTTTTTCAAGATCTTCTAAAGGTTCTCCTTTAAATTTGTACCTAGAAACGTATTTCAAAACGTTACCCTTCAAATAACCATGATATTCATCGTCTGTCATACAATCTTGTATTACTTCAATGGTTTCTTTTTTACCATGTTTATAATGTGGTGGTGAATTAACATTATCATCTTTACCATTTTCATACTTATAAATAATTTTACTATCTATAGGTTTTTCATATACGTATTGATCTTCATCTTCTAATATATACTTATTTCCATTATACATTATTTCTTTTTTAACGTCTGCCATATTCTCTCCTAATTGCATTGTAGTCAATTGTTTCTATATTATAAGAACCATTAACAACTTCTCTTTTAACTATAATACCACTCCACCACATATGTTGTGTATCTCTAGCAAAGTGTTCTTTATGATTTAAATAACATCCTGCAGATACAGCATATAACTTTTTACCATTTGGTAAAGTAGATGTAGCATAATCTAACAAATGACTATGACCCACTGTAGCAGATACTTTATGCTTTGTCAAGAGAGTTCTAGCTATATTCTCTCCTGATATAGCACTACCCATTATACCTGATGGAAAATGATGGGCATAGTATATGCCATTTAAAACTTTATTTTGTTTATATGGTACTTCTTGCCAACCATACTCTTTAAATTTTAGATCACTAATTTTAAGAGTACCATCTAGTTCAGGATTTTCTTCCACAAATCTATCTATTCTATCTTCATGATTACCATGTAGCATAATCTTTCTAGCTTTATGTTTACCTAAACCTTTATTAAATAAAGATAATGCTTCATGCGAATGCTCCATATCTTTTTGGTATCTTCTACCTTCAAATGATTTTTTCTTTTTATCATATGAAGATAAAGAATCCATACTACAGAAGTCACCCATACAAATAATATGAGTGGCTCTAACATCTGCGGCTAGCCTACCTGCCCACAGAAATCTTTCATTGCTTGCCTTAGGTGTGCAATGAGGGTCACCTATCACAACATGTGTTGCCATTAATTTAACTCCTTATCACGTTTCTTTTTTAAAAATTCAAGAAAGTCAATAACATTATCTTCATCATCAAACTCTGCAATAGAGTTAATAGATAAATCTTTGTCACCGTTTTTCTTGTCATCAGCAAAACCACGGAGTCCCCATAGAAACGTAGAATGAGGGTCAGTAGTTGCCATCTTGATCATGCCTCTAGCTATTGTAGAACATAATTCGTATTGTTCTGTAGTTAGTTTTGTAGTAGAATCCATAACTATACCACAGGTAAAACCTTTATCCCAAGGGGTAACTAAAACTTTTATAGCATTCTTAAAATTACTTTTATCAAACTTTTTAAATGACATTACCCCAATATCTCCTATAATTATCTGTAGTATATTCTACTACTTTGTGTTCTTGTTGCCGAGACATACTTTTTTTTCCAAAGAGATCTGCCTCTTTCTCGGTATCAAATACAAAATTAGTAAACAATTTATACTCCTTATCTTTTTTATTTTTAAATATTATAAAGTAAAGCATAAGCGGTAAAGGTAGGTGTTAGACCCCTCAAACTAACACCCACCCAGTTACGCAGATTCCTCCTCCTGTTTAGGATTATTAACCTCCGTATACCAAACCCATTTAGGATTCTTACCTTTAGATTGCTGTTGTGGTAACAACTGCAATTTACTTCCCCAACAAGGAAGTTTGTATGGGCAAAATGAACATGCTAAGCCCAAAACTTTATTACCTGTAGGTTTACCTCTAAAAGTTTCTTCAATAGCATCGTATTGTCTTTTAAATGGTACACCTTCTTTTAATGCTTTAATATTATCTACTGCTTTAGTAAGTGCATTAGTTTTATATGGCTCTACAAGTTTAGGTGTTTCACAAACTGTCCACTCACCTGTAGATTTATTAATAACTATCCAGCCTCCAAAATCTTTCTTCTGACTCTCTGCATATAAAAATCCTTGTGACGCATAACCAAAGGTATCATCTTTAACAACTTCACTAAATCCACCGTCTTCTCCAAACTTTTTTTCAAACGAATATGGTGATGCACTTTTAATATCCCATATCTTTTCATCAATTTCAACATCTTGTCTTCCTTCAATTTCTTCTCCATTAAATTTATACTTAACTTGCTTCTGTTCATTTTTTATTTTTACTCCTGCAGATTTCATTATAAACAATGCTAGTGCTTCTATAATATCTCCAAAGGTATTTCTAACTTTAGCATTGTAAGGTTGGCCTTCACCCTTTATTCCCTTAGCCTCCATCTGCAATTGGCATAGGGGTCTACCTACATTAGACATTCTTACTTCAAACTTGTTACTTCTTGTTTCTGAGAACTGTTTTAGTAAGGCCTTTTTACAGGCCTCACCAAACTCCTCAACAAGTGTTTTGTCTACTTGTGCAGGACTCTTTGACACTTTGTCAAGATACTTCTGTACTTTTAAAAGTATATTATTCATTAACTAGCAAGTACAGTTTCAGGTAAATCATCGTCAAGTTCCTTTACGACTTTTGCATCTTCAGAGTCAGATTTAGTTTTTCCATAGTTTCTAACTTTATTATACAAAGTAATGACCTCCTCATTTTCTGTATCAATAGACTCTTGAAATACTTTTAAAGTATCCATATCTATGTCAGATAACTGTAGATTAGCATCAGCATTTACAGCTATTTCAGGTACATAAAATACATTACCACCTTTTTTCTGACGTTTAGTATCAAGTGATAGAGTCGAATTAAACATAAGTTTTTTTCTTTTCTTCAATTGATCTAACGCAGCACTTACAGGTGAGAATGCTGTACCAGTTACTCTATATAGAACAGGTAAGTTCTCTACGTCATGGTCGGCTCCTTGTGCAGTTTTACCACTTTTAAAAGATAATAAACCATACACTAGTTTATAACATCGTATTGTTCTTTGTTGTTCTAGTTGCTCAGGTGTAAGATTACTTCTTTCTTTGAAAGGTATCTTACCACATTTAGTACCACCTAAAATATCTATAGCCTCTTCTTTCCAACTTTTAAATATAATAGATCTATTTATGTACTCGCCTTTATCAGCGTCATAATGCATATACTGCATCGCACTTATGAATGGTCTTAATGTAATTGGTTTTGCAAAAACATTCTGACCTACATTTGAATCATAAGTATAGAAGTGACCTACTGGTAATTGATTACCATCGTCATCTTCAGGCGTACGATTGATTGCTAGTCTAGGTATATTTGTACCCATATTAGAACCATCGTCTTGTCCTA